AACAAGCCAACCTACCGGCAAACTTGCGAGTGCAATAAATAAACCAGCTAAAATTTCCATTCTTTAGTTCTCCAAATCAAAGATATATTATAACAAAATTCGGATCGCTTGTCAACATCGGTTTTTAACATCGCTTTTTAACATCGGTTTATAACATCGGTTTATAACATGTCAATTTTTTGACACACCGTCAATTTTTTGACACACCGTCAATATTTTGACACATGCAAGAATCATGCCAGCGTCAAAATATTGACACATGCAAAAATCGTGCCAACCTGGCACCGCCAATTTGTTGACGCCCGCGCTCCCCTCTAGGCCACCTCCCCATATGCTGAATTGAGGCCCATTGTAGCACGGATTACAGCCAGGCACAACCCCTTTTGGAAAATAAATATTGGCACATTTCTTGCTAATGCAATTATCGTGCCAGGTCCGCCGGCGCTTTTCATAAAATGTTTTTATGGTGGTATAAAAAAATTTAGTGCATAAAGTTGTTGCTATGTATACGCGGTTCCTGTATCATGAAAGTAGCGTGCCCTGCTCGGGCGCCGTCAACAAGTTGACGGTATAAGGAGCGTCAATTTCTTGACGCATTTTGGTGCAAGGGCGCCAAAAACCCCTTGAAAATCAAGGGGTTATGAAGCAGTCTACCAAGCTGAATATCCGGGTTCCGTGATGTAAATTTCGCGGCACAAGTCATCAGTGTAGCCATGATCTGGCATGATTATTGCATCAGATGGAAGATCCATCTGCTCACGCACATAGTCGCAAGCTGCCGCCCAAGTGTCAAATTCTTGACGGTAGGTTCCATCTTCTGCGTTCAGAACTGTAAGGTATTTCGACATAGTTTTGTTGCCTCTTTGAAAGTTGCCACCGCCAGGAATTTGACGGTGGCTTAGTGTCAACTAAATGGCGGTCCAGCTTGAGCGGTCGATCATAGACGGCATGTCGCGCGCTGGCACAAAATTAACATGACCGTCAAGAATACGGCAGAACCAGCCGTCCAAAAAACCTTTCTTTACCATGCTAATAACATGGGTTTTACGCGCCTGTTCAGAGCCCATGAAAAACTTAAAACTTTTGACTGGTAAGGTAGTCAAAATTTTGACGGTAGCCTTTCGTCCAGCAACGGTCTGTTGGTGGGTACATGTCGATTTGTATGTGTTCATATATTAGACTCCAAAAATTGAGCTGAGGATAACGGCAATGGGAGCGCCTAGAAAAGCACTCAAGAAAATCACAAGAAACTTCCAATCACACTTGGCATGAAATTTGCTGTAGTCATAAACCATGGTAATACCTCTGGTAGGGCGGGTGGTGGTGGTTTTTTGTAACATGCGAGCATGTTAATCCTATTTTCTATTCTTGTCAAGCTTTAAACGCATTGAAATAAAAATAAATTCTAGTTTCTTTTTATGTGCCCATAAAAAACTTTTGGGGCATATTTTGTGTCAATATCTCTAATGGGGTATTGACAAGTAAGGGATAGCTGTGGTAAAATTGGCGCCGCCAAATTTTTGACGCATAAGCTACGCTTATGCGCGCATAGAAACATCCTATTTGACGTCAAAAATCTGGCACATAAGCTCAGCTTATGCGCGCATAGAAACATCCTATTTGACGTCAAATTCCTGGCGGCGCTGTTCGCGCCTGGCGTTATGACGCCAGGGCCTCCGGCAGGGTGGAAGCCAGGCCAGCGGGCCTGGCATGCTTTTTGACTTGCAAAAGCTATGCCAATATTTATTTTCTGAAAAGGGTTGTAATGCTCAGCCAGGCTGTTATACTGCACTCTCACCCACACAGAAAAGGACCGAAAAATGAGCATATCCGTCAAAATCGTAGAACACGCCGCGCACCATTGCTTCCAGGATGCTATCCGCATCAACACCTTTCGTGAGTGGGAAGAATGCCATCACCGGCTGTCGGGGATGGTAACCTTGGCAATCTGGGCAGACGCCAGCCGTAGCGCAAAAACCACACTACAATTATTGCGAGACATCGCAATGGAACGCAAATGGATGACTTTTGACGCTTAGCGTCAAAAGTTTGACCACCCGTCAAATCTTTGACGGGTGGGGGCGGTTATCGGACTTGGTCCGAGGCTCCTCGGACCTCACTACCCCACGCGTAAACGATACAAGGTTTTTGAGAAACTACTACAAGGTGTATAAGATTTTTGAGAAACCAAGGTATATTTTTTGCATTGATTTTAGAGAGCTAAAATAAAATATTAACTTTAATATGCTAATCTACACCTAGCCTAAAAAGTATCAAGTGGGATTGACATGGACAAAAAAATTTGATATAATGCAATTTAATAATAGAAAAAATAAGGAGTACACATGTCTAATGCAATGATGAATCCAGAAGAAACTTATAGGATGCCACCAGAATTGCTAGAAGTTACTACTAGATATTTAGAAACAGCTAGTATAGAAGAAACAGCAAGTACATTAGATATACCTGTAGAAAAGGTAGTATACTATTTAAATAAAAAAGAGTCAAAAAGATTTATAGATACAATCTTCTTAGAACAAGGATATATAAATAGAACAAAGCTACAATCCACTCTAGATACAATTATAGATAAAAAACTGCTAGAGTTAGAAGAAGCAGAGTTAACTAGTAATAAAGACATTGCAGACTTATTAACTCTAGCATTAAAAATGCGAGAAAGCTTTGTAAAAGATTTAGTAGCAGAACCAAAAGAAACACAACAAACAAACGTACAAGTTAATGGCCCAGCAAATTTTGGGCTTAATTATAATAATTTACTAACTAAACTTATTGAGGATTGACATGGTAGACGAAACAAGATGGAGACATCATAGAAGAGCATTCGCTTCAGCAACAACAAGCGCAGCAGTGACAAAAAGTGACAGCACTGTATTAGATTTTAATGCACTATTTGTAGGAGGCGGTGGAGACGTAAGTATAGACCATGAAGAAGGCGGAGCAGCAGTGGTTTATTTAGGCGTATTACCTGGTTCAATCCTACCTGTTAGTGGAGTTAGAGTAAATGCAGCTACGACTGCAACTAATATAGTTTGGATGAAGTGGTAGTGGGAACTTTAGCTATCATTGGAATATCTACAGCAAGTATGCCTAATAGACTTTTCAGAGGTATATTAGCTTCTAGTGGTACATTTATACTTACTGGTAGCACTATTTCAATACCTAAAAAATTAGAAGCTACTAGTGGTACATTTACACTTTCTGGTACTTCAGTTACATTAGGATCATAAAATGGCAAAACAAGATATAGACTTAGGTACCGGTCCAGATACACCTGGAGCTGATAATTTATATGAAGCATTTAGCAAAGTAAAAGATAACTTTGATGAACTTTATGCTGAAAAAATTATACTTGTTAGTGAATATACAGTAGCAACTTTACCTTCAGCATCAACATATGATAATGCAATTATTATTGTATCCGATGAAACTGGGGGTAGAACCTTAGCTACTAGTGATGGAGATAAATGGTATAGAGTTAGTGATGGAGTTGAAGTTTCATAATGGCTAAACAAGCAATAGACATGGGTACCGGTCCAGATACACCTGGAGCTGATACATTAAACTCTGGATTTACAAAGGTAAATGCCAATTTTGATGAATTATATATTAGAAATGGTGAATATACTCCCGCAGGAGTTTTAGTGTATCCATATATAAATGCACAAACTGTAGTTTATGCTAGCGGTATTGTAGATTATGTATCTACATCTTATGATTCTAAAACATGGACTCTAGGCCCTTCCGCATATAATGCTGTAGGACAAGTAACAGAAATAACCGCTACAGATAGTATCACAGAATGGACAAAAACTATTGCTTATACTAATGGTGTAGTATCTAGTGAAGGAGAGTGGACAACATGAGTTTAGCCGATGCTATACTAGGAAGTATAAAAATACCTAATAATGCTTTACAAGTAAGTACTGGATATATGGAAGTAAAATATCTAGCCAATGCATTAAATACTACTGGAACTAAAACTTCTTTAGAATATGGTGTAGATAATATATCATGGCCTGCTTCATTTCAACTTATTGCCACAGGACGAGGTTCAAATACTACTGCTGTAGAAATTGAAGTTTCTAATGATAATATTAATTATTCGTTCTATTGTTATCTATCATTAAGTGGTGGATCTACAGGTATAACACGTACTTCAGGAATTATACCTTGGAAATACGTACGTATTACTTGTACTATATTACAGAACCCCGGTACAGGTACTTATTCGGTGATAATGCTATGAAAACTAATTATTTATTACATAACCCCGTTAACTTAAATATTCCTGGTAGTTTAGATATAAATGGTACATATATTTTTACTCATGTAGTAGGAACTGCTTCTGAGCGTGCAAATACTGCATTATCATTCTTAACTACTGGTTTAGTATGGGATGAAAATGATACTGGTGATATTTATAAATTTATTGGTCCTTTAGTTACTGACTGGATTCAAATTGGTACTGCTGGAGCTATTAATGTTAATCCATTACTAATTTCTGGTGAAGATCAAACAAATGATGTCATTAAGGTGGAGGAGAGATTCGCTTATCATCATGTAGAGCCTTCACAGACAGCTGAGATTTTAGGGACTACAGGGGCAGCAGGTGATTTCTTGCACACTATCACCTGGAGGAACACAGGAAATGGTCAAATAACCATTATTGACGGATCTACAAATGTACTAGCGGTAGCCGGCATTGGCACACCAGCTAGTGTTCAGACTGGTACATATATTATTGATGCTGTATGCACAACTGCCTGGAAGATCACCACAGGTTCTGGGTGTGAGGTATTAGCTACAGGCAGATTTACCTAATGGCTGACTTCTTCGTATCCCAATCTGGTGCTGGATCCACAGATGGGTCTAGTCCTGCCAATGCGCAGGCTATTGGCTCTGTCACATGGTCATCTCACCCAGGGAATGATGTCTATTTATTGGGGTTGATAACAACAGGTGTAAATGTCAATGCAGATGCCACTGAGGGTAACGAAATTGTTATCCGTGGTGATGGGGCTACTCCCGGTGTAATTACCGTAACAGGGGCGTATGGGATTTTATTCGCAGGCGATTGGATTATCCTGAAGAACATAACTGTTACAGGTTGCAGCACTTATGGTATTAAGATTGCGTCTGCGGTAGATGTAACAGGTTCGACTATTGATAATTGCGAGATAACAGATAATGTGCAGCGGGGTATATCTTATTTGCAATCCAGTGGCACTGCAAAAACTCTCGATCAATTAACTATTACAGATTCCACGATAACGGGTAGTGGATATGAGGGTATCAGGGTCACGATAGAAGCAGCAGGTGCTGCCTCTGATAAGATTACGAATTTAACTATTACTGGGAATACTATTACTGGTAATGGTGGAACACTTTACGCTGGAATCCGTGTGGGTGATAGCGGTCATGTTTCTGCTATTAACGAAACCCTAGTTATTGACAATAATACGGTATCGAGTAATCGAGGGATTGGTGGGGTTCTCATTATAGGGTTCACCGATACATCGTATGTTAGCAGTTTTTCCGGTAATACATGCAATGGGAACTTAGGGGTTCTCGGTGGGATGAATATTCAGGTATCGGCGTATTTCACAATTGAAAATAACACATGTAACAATAATGAGGCGGATGAAGGCATTGATGGTCATGGTCTACTCATTGATGATGGCTGCGACAATATTATTTGCAGGCATAATTCATGTAGCGGAAATGTTGGCTATAGCGGTGCGGATATAACATCTGGGGCCGGGATAATGGTGTTATCTGTGACAAATGGTGAGATATACGGAAACCTGGGAACAGGAAATCGAATTGGGATGATATTGGGTGGTGCGTCAGCCCATACATCGACTCGCATTTATAATAATACTTTTGTTAATTCGACTCATTATGGATTCATTGCGGGCGATGCGATGGCAGATGATGTAGTTGAGATCAAAAACAACATTTTCACAGGTGATAGTGATGGGTTTTACGTCAATACCGGAACAGATCAGACAGATGAAGATTACAACATCTTCTATGGGTTTGATACTCCGACTACAAACCATACCCTGGGGACTAATACCTTAACTTCAGATCCTCTTTTAGATGCTAACTACAAACCAACTGTTGATTCGCCTGCTTATGAAGCAGGGATATTTGTATCTTCTATTAAGGATTACCAAGGCAGACCATATCATATCCCACCAACTATAGGAGCTTATGAGTTTACTTCTGGATTCCCTGCGCAGCCAAGAACATCAACTAATACTCGTATAGGCAGATTTACATGACCACAAGTTATTTGGATGTAAATGCTGTTGGGGGTGGTGATGGCACAGTGGGGACGCCGTGGAATTCTCTGCCGGATGCTGAGACTAATAAGGCGTCTTGGGATGAACTCAGGATAAAGCGAGGGACAGTAGAGAATCTTGCGGACTATGGCGCTGAGTCTAAGTGCACATTTTATAGTGGGGATTCGGATAAGACAGTAACGACATATTATAATGGTGATGGGTCTGATGATATATCACAGCCAAAACCTGTTTTTGACCATTATCACACATCAGAGGCTGGTGATTGGACAGAGGTAGACCCTACAGATCCGACTAGCCTATCTCCTGGGTCTAATCTATGGATTTTAGATGGTGGAATAGCATCATATAACCCCATACAGGCAGTGTGGTTTGGGGATGACTTTACCCCGGGCCAGTATCAGTTAGAATATTGGACTGTTGTGACTTCTACGCTTACCGATGTGACGACGAATGTCCCTGCTCAAGCTTTTCAGTTTGATTGGTTTCGGGGAACGGCAGAAGACAATAACCGGTTAATCGTGTATTCAGTAGGGAACCCCGTCACTTATTATGGCGCGGTGTACTGGAGTGCAAATACCAAAGATAGAGTTTTTGAAGCTTTCAATTCCGATAACATTGTGATTGAAAACCTGTGTTTCCGTTATACCTCCCTAGGGGTGTTTAATGAAAGTGCAACAGATTCAACTACAGTCACTGGTGCTATTGTACAGGATTGTGCTTTTAATCGTTGTGGTACGGGGATAAGAATTGCCGGGGCGGAGGGAACCTCACGAACTATGGATAATGCGATAATCAGGCGCAATACATTTTCCGACATTTTGCGTGGGGGGATTTGGGTTAGAGGTGAAGTAAGAAACGCTCGTATTTATGGGAATGCCTTTACCTCTAACGGGCTGGCTGTGTCGACTGGGGGAGTATATTTTAGTAAATGTATTCCTGGTACTGGATATTATAATTATGTGTATAACAATACATTTACAGATATGACATATGGACGATTTTACAACGGTGATGGAGGGGGGATAGAGACTGATTCGCAGACCACAAATACACGGATATATGGAAATGCTATTTCTCGATGTTATCAAGCATGGCATGATAACTCGGGCAAGGAAAATTGGTTTTATTCTAATCTGGTAGACGATTGTGGAATGGTTTATTTCGCAACTGATGCAACAAGCCAGGATGGGAATAATGCGCACATTATTAATAATACCTGCACTAATTTAACTGTGGATAGCACTTACAATGATGGCGACCAAACGCCTAAAGCTGCGATCCAGTATTCACCTATGACAATTGCTGGAGGCGAGACAAAGAATAATATTCTTTCAGGCTTATCTGGTAGCGGGATTCGTCGTTTTGACGCGCACAGTATTACTGAAGACAATAATTGCTTCAACGGATTTGCAGTAAATGTGATTGATGAAAATGATAATGCGGAATCTATTGGTAGTAACAGCATATCAACCGATCCTCTTTTAGGCGCGGATAATAAACCACTAGTAGATTCCCCAGTCTACGAAGCTGGCGTTTACACTGACGCGATAAAAGATCGTAACGGTAGACCATATCATATCCCACCAACTATAGGAGCTTATGAGTTTACTTCTGGTTTTCAACCTCAAGATCGTTTACTACGATAATGAAAATCTCTCGTGATAATATTAGTGATACTTCTATTACAGAATATCCTGTAAAAGAACGCCTAATAAAACTAGATATAAGTAAGTACTTACAACTAATAGATATTGAACCTGTCCCGCCACAAATAGCTTTTATAAATGCTATTAATAATCCTGAATATAGATTTATTACTGCAGTATTAAGTAGACGTACAGGTAAAAGTTTTATAGCTAATGTAATCGGTCACTTAATTACTTTAATACCCGGATGTAATATATTAGTTATAGCACCAAACTATGCTCTTTCTAGTATTTCTTGGGATAATCAGAAAAAACTATTAACAGCTTTTGGTGTAGAAGTACAAAAATCAAATGCCAAAGATAAGATAATAGAATTAAAAAATGGGTCAACAATTAGAATGGGCTCTGTAGGACAGGTAGACTCTGTAATCGGACGCAGTTATGATTTAATTATATTTGATGAATGTGCTGTTAATAATGATGGAGCAGATGCATTTAATGTTCAGTTGTGCCCTACATTAGATAAAGTAAATAGTAAAGCTATTTTTATTAGTACACCTCGCGGTAATAATTGGTTTCACGAATTTTATAAACGTGGATTTTCAAATAATTTTCCCACTTGGGCTTCTATACTTAGTACATATCATGATAATCCTAGAACAGATTTACAAGCTATAGAAGATGCAAAAGCATCAATGAGTCGCGCTGAATTCGCACAAGAACATTTATGTGAATTTATAGCATTAGAAGGTCAAATATTTAATCTTAATAAGACTCAAATAGTAGATATAGATATATCTACTTTAGAAGTATTAGATGTAGTAGCTGGATTGGACTTAGGATTTAGAGATCCAACAGCTTTTATTGTTGCTTTAACAGATGGTTATAATTACTATTTAGTTGATGAATATTTAAATAACGAATCTGGTACATCTGAGTACGCTAAGATGATACAAGATAAAATTTCAGAACATAATATTGATTTTATCTATATTGATTCAGCTGCACAACAAACACGCTATGACTTAGCATATGATTATGATATTACTACTATAAATGCTAAGAAATCAGTAAATGATGGTATTGGATATTTATCATCACTGGTAGATCATGATAGAATATTCATCTCTTCTAGTTGTACTAATATAATAGATATGTTTGATAATTATCGATGGGATCCTAGAGAAGGATTACTAGCAGAACGCCCATTACATGATAAGTATTGTCATATTGCAGATGCGGTAAGATATGCTTTATATACTCACTCACATAATTTAGAAACTATAGGCAGCTAGTAGTATGGCTCAGCTTAAATACCCAATTTCAGATAGAGCAACTGACTCGTGGACAACAACTCCTTTATGGAGTGATGTTGATGATCAATCAGATGCGGACTGGATATCCAGTCCTACGTCGGGTAGTAATAATGCCTGTGATCTTAATATTGATGCTTTAGAAGATCCTGAAGCTGACGATATTGTTGTTTATTACCGTGCTCAGCGTGCATCTGGCGGCGCTGCAATCCGTCTTGACGTATACACCGTTGACGATGGGCTTATCCATACAGGAACACAGCAAGGTCCTGGTAGTTCATTTGCTGAGTACACAGAAACACTAACAACTGGTGAACGCCAAAACATAACAGACTGGGACGGTCTGTATGTTCGCATTACGCAAATCGCTAACAATAAAGGTGTATTGGTTTCTGCTGTCTGGGTAACAGCACCTGATGCCCCTACACCTACTCCTTATTCAATAGATGCTACATCTGGAACGTATACTTTAACTGGCAGCACTACTGCCCTTAGCAAAGCTTACTCTTTGGCTAGTGCATCTGGGGTATATACTCTTAGTGGTACTACTGTAGATTTTAATACTGGATATGTATTAGATGCTACATCTGGAACGTATACTCTTAGCGGTACTACTGCCTCTCTTAAAGGTGCTCTTAGTTTAGCTGGTGCTTCTGGAACGTATACACTTAGTGGTACTACTGTTGGATTAGATACTGCTTATACATTAGATGTAGACTCTGGAACGTATACTCTTAGCGGTATCACTGTAGATCTTAATAGTACTTATACATTAGATGTAGACTCTGGAACGTATACTCTTAGCGGTAGTGATGTAGCTCTTAATAGTACTTATACATTAGATATAGACTCTGGAACATATACTCTTAGCGGTAGTGATGTAGCTCTTGAAACCGCTGGTGCTTATTCACTAGCTGGTGCTTCTGGAACATATATACTTACTGGTACTACTGTTGATCTTAATAGTACTTATACATTAGATATAGACTCTGGAACATATATACTTACTGGTACTGATGTAGCTCTTGGAACTGCTGGTACTTATACATTAGATATAGACTCTGGAACATATACACTTAGTGGTACTACTGTTGACCTTAGCGCTGAGCATACATTAGATGTAGACTCTGGAACATATACTCTTAGTGGTAGTACTGTCGACCTTAGCGCTGAGCATACATTAGATGCAGCATCTGGAGCACTTACTCTTAGCGGCAGCACTGTAGAACTAGAAACTACTGGTACTTATTTACTAAATGCAGATACTGGAACGTATACACTTAGCGGTACTACTGTCGACCTTAGCGCTGAGCATACACTAGATGCAGCATCTGGAGCACTTACTCTTAGCGGTATCACTGTAGATCTTAATGGTGCCCTTACATTAGATGTAGATACTGGAGCTTATACACTTACTGGTACTGCTGTAGAATTAGAAACTACTAGTACAGGTACTTATTCATTAGATGTAGACTCTGGAACGTATACACTTAGCGGATTTGCTATAGAATTAGATACTGCCCCTAGAACCTATGCCTTAGATATTAATTCTGGTCGCGGATGGCATTACTGGCTCCGCAAACGTAAAACGGGATAAAACTTAGAATGTCAGCAGGAACATTAAATTTAAATATAGAAAGAGGCAGTATATTTGCCAAAACATTAGTTTGGAAGGATGCAGATAAAAATCCTATAAGCTTAGCAGGAAAAAGTGCACGTATGCAAATACGTCAACGAGTAGATGATATAGCTTATATAGCCGAATTAACTACTGGAAATAGCGGCATAGTTTTAGAAAGTGGTTCAGTTACTGGACAAATACAATTATATATAGGTGCAGTTGAAACAGATACATTTGATACTGATTTTGCTGTTTATGACTTAGAAATATACGAAAACGGAAACGCAAATAATGTTATACGTTTACTTCAGGGACAAGTTATTATTTCTGAAGGTGTAACTAGATAGATTTATTTCGCTTTCGCGAAATTAATTAATAGAGAGAGGAAAAAAGAATGGCAAATGCAAGTAAGTTTAATCAATTTGTAGAAGATTTAGGGCTAGGAGTACATAATTTTAATGCTGATCAATTAAATGTAGCTTTATATCAAGATACAGCATCAATTACTGCAGCAAGTGGACCACTTTTGGGTAATTTAAGTAATGAAGTAACAGGTACAGGTTATACTACTAAAGGAAAAGATATTACAAATACATGGTCAGAAACTACAGGTACAGCAACATGCGGTGCTTCAAGCCCTGCGGCATGGACAGCAGGAGCAAGTGATTGGGATAGTATTCAATATGCAGTAGTATTTAATGAAGATGCAACTGGGCCAGATGAATTAGTAATGTATTGGGATAATGGATCAACAATTGATTTAACAGCAGATGATACGTTTACCTTTACTATTACAACTAGTATATTTACTTTAGCCTAATGCATGATTATCATAAGTTTATTAGAGAGCAAATAAAAAAGAAACCTGAATTCCAACGCGAATGCTGTAGGGATATAAATAACCTACAGTATTCCGTTAAGGATAATAATGTTTATGATAAAGTAGTATTAAGATGCAGACATTGTCATAAACTACACTATCATATGTTAGGAGAAAGCGCCCATATAGGTGCTAGGGTTAGGAGATAACATGTTACATGATTTAATCGAAACCTCGGAACACACAGACACCTTCTTCCACCACGGTACATCTGGTCACTGGAAAGACATTTTATCACCAGACCAAGCTAAGAGAATAGAGTCCGACCACAGGGAAGTGATGGAACAGTATGGCTATTTAGCCAGTAATGTGAGAGAAATTTATGCCTGATTTAAGAGTGTATGGTTCAACTACTGGAGAGATGAATAATTTCTACTTTCCGTTTCTCGATCCTGATTCGTCGACCGGGGATTATCAGACTTCAGACCCGTCACCGTCATCATCTACAGATCTAATTTTATATCTGGATGGTGTGGCGGCAACTGGAGGTGCTGCGGCATCGAATGCCACACTGTCATTTCTGACTGGTGGATATGGGAAACTGGCATTAGTCACTGCTCAGATGCAGGCCGAGATCATTGTGGCGATGATTGTTGATGCTACTGCTACCAAGGAATGGGTCGATACCTCCATCATCATCCACACAGGAGGTCATGCCAGTGCACTACATTCTGGTTAGTCTTTTATGTCTGCCATTTCTGGCTAATGCAGCTCCGACTTATTACTGTGTCTCCAGTAATGGGACTTCAGCTTGGGATGATGGTGGAGACAATTGCATTGGTTCAGTGGGTGACTGTACAGGTCTTACAGGAACGGCTGCCTGTGATTTAGATACAGCGAATGATGAGGCAGTTGTTGAAGATGTAATCTATTTACAAGCCGGAACATACGGTACTGGTGAACAGATACGTCCAGCTAGATCCGGGACTGATAACGATAATCGGATTACATATCAGGCTTATGGTGATGGTCAAGTTACGATGAATTGGACGGGAACAGGTGGTTATACGGATAGGGGTTCAATTGCACTAGGAGAGCGTGATTATATTACAGTAAATGGTGCAGGGCCTAGTGATGAGGATGGCACTAGAAGAATCGTGCACATACCTACAGGTTTTGTTTCTACTTACGGGAATGCGTGTGGATCTGAAGGGACGATAGTTAAAAATGTTGTTTTAGGTTATCGCAATGGAGGGGATGGAAGCATAACGGCAAGTCGCGGATGGTCTGCCTGTGCCAGCACTTGGGAAGGATCTTTTACGACTATATATAATGTATTTGAGAATAATGAAATATACGGTGAGCATGACGCACAAAATGATAGTACTGAGGAAACACAAGATTTAATTCAAGTAGCAAAAGACTCAGATTATAACTTGTATCAAGATAATATAATAGATAGTGCATCACATGACGCATTGTATATTTCTAGTACACTAGCTACAAATAATGTAGTCCGAAATAATGTTATTAGCAACGATTATCATACCGCCTGCGCTCTTTGGCACGCTGGAGGAAATAATTTATGGGAAGGGAATGAATGTAGATCGTCTTTTGATTATGATCAATGGCCCGGAGCAACACCGGGGAATGCCCTTCAGTTATCAGCCCCTGATAACATAATTCGATACAATATAATACACAAAGGGGGAGCAGCAGACTATACGAGTTCGGCGCTTGGAGGGTTGAAAACAACATCGGGTACTAGTGGGGGTGATTCAGACGCGACTGATAATCACATTTACAATAATACGATGGTAAAAAATCGTAACCATTCGTATGGGCTACAGTATGTTGGGACGAATTTTCTAGATTTAGGAAATAATCGGATGGTTAACAATCTACTGTATGGAAACCCATATTCTGGCGTCTTAGTTCAATATGCTGGTGGATCACAAAATTTACCAGACGGAATCCGAGACAAGTGGTTTACTAATATGATCGGGACTAGCAGTGGAACTGATTATATTAATGCTGCGGATTTAGGTGGTAGAAATGCTTCAGAAGCAGAGTCTCTGTCTGGTCCTACGTATCCAGAATTTACAGACATCATAACAGTTGATCCATTATTCACTAATTATAATAATAGTGATTACACGTTAACAGAGTCTAGTACGTTAATAGATCGGGGGACAAATCTAACCATCATCACAGGATCAGATTCTGGGAGTGGAACATCACTATACGTAGCGGATTCAAAGTATTTTTATGATGTGTCAGGGTTTCCGACATGGATGGGTATGCAAGGGGACTGGATAGCAGTAGGGTCGAATTTATCTGGTAGTGCAAAGGTCCAGATAGCATCAGTTGATTATGTAAACAATATAATTACTTTAGAAAATAGCATCAGTCGTAATGTAGATGATTTGGTTTGGCTGTGGAAGGACAGTCGCGGGAATTTAGTTATTTCGGGTGATGCGCCGGATATTGGTGCGTTGGAATATAAAGCAGAAGATGGTGGCGTTATCACCAGTCCAGGCGTGCGTCCAGGCGTGCGTCCAGGTGTCAGGCCAGGCGTAAGATAAAGGGATAGACTAATGGCTGCTCCAGTAATTGAAATCGGTGATCTAACAAATAGTTCCAATAATTCAGTCGACACAACTCCAGATGTTAGTTATCCAGCCTATGCGGATGGTGATTTACTTATCACCGTTCTTGCAATGGATGACGATACAGTTAATTTCCCTATTACCCCGCCGTCAACTGGCCCTTTCAGTGAGACTCTAGAATTTACAGCAGTTGCTGGCGATACCGGGTCTCAGGCTGGTCCTGGTATAGGACTTATCGCATGGGTAGGAACAGATAGTAGAAGCAGTGGGGCACACGCTTGGGCTATTGGTAGCACGGGGCAACGTTGGAATGCGTATACAATTCTCGTTCCAGCGGGCGAGTTTGATGCAGGCACTCCTATAGATTCGGTTTCTGATATAGGCGGCAATGCTACCTCAAGTAATAATGTTACGACCCCTTCGTGGGATACTGACACGGCGGGTGGACGTGTTCTTGTAGGCTGTGCGGTCGATACTAGGGCCTGGGGCGCAGCAGCTTCTGGATGGACAACAGTTGATTCTGATGAAGCTACAACAGTCACCATTGCAATAACAACAAGAAATGCTGAAACAACGTCTACTGAGACAATATCTAGCGTTACTCATACGATTGACGGATCAGATATTGATACTAGTTCTACAGTTGGATTGGTTATTAATGGGCCTGTTGCTGGTGAAGCTTATTCAATAGATGCAGCTTCTGGAACGTATACACTTACTGGTACTGCTGTAGATCTTAGTGGCACTCTTTTATTAGATGCAGCTTCTGGAACGTATACACTTACTGGTACTGCTGTAACTCTAGATC